CGGTGTCTGTATCACCCATGCGTAACTCAGACTCACCAGTTGCTGATGAAATAATATAGACGGCACTAAAAGAAAAAGAAGTATCTCCAACAACCAAACCATCAGCAGTCACAGTACCCGTTACGTCGATGCCTGTGGCAGTGACTTCTAGTTTCGTGCTGCCACCTTGTTGCAGTTTTAAGGAACCAGTACCGTTGTCATTGATGATTGAGTCAGAAGCATCATGATAAATCTGTAGGTCATTACCAATACCAAATATCGCCTTGTCGTTATCACCAAAAAGAGCGTTACCACCGGTTATACTTAACGCTTCGCCTGACCCAGACTGAGTGATCTCAAGCCCGTCAATGCCACTATTAGCAGCAATATTAAGTGGGCCGTTCATCCAGTTAAGGGCTGTGCCACTAGCATTAAGGTTATATACAATCTCGGTAGACGTACCTCCGGTAGAACTCTCGTCCGCCCCAGTCTGACTGTACGTGAATACTGTGGTAGAACTTACCGCTACCGTGAAGTAACCGTTAAAGGATCTATTAGCAACCCCGTTAATGTTAACTAGGTCACCATTAGTAAGCCCGTGTACAGCAGAATTTGTAACAGTAACGGTATTAGAAGCTCTTGCTATTGTACTTATTGCCACCCCTGCAATAGCATTTTTTGTAAACGTGGTAGACCCGCCAATGTTAGTTGTCCCCGACACATCGAGGTTACCGTTTATATCTACTAGAGCCGTGTCGATTTGTACTTCACCATCAGCAACGATGTCTAACTGACCGTCTGCGCTTGAATTGATATAGATTGCCGTGTCGCGGAACTGAACCTTCTGAGCGTTTTCAACATCAATGTCGTTTGCGCCAGTAACGTTACCAGCGGCAAGAACCTCACTAAGTTCGTTAGTCGCTGCAATTTGCCCATCGACATAAGTTTTCACTGCTAACTGCGTAGGTAAGTTGGAGTTGCTACTGCTTCCCGCACCAAGGTCTGTCGCAGTATCTATAGCGTTAACCGTACTGGTGCTCGTACCCAAACTTAGACTATTTGCGTGGGTAACACCTTCTACGACGTTAGTGCCATCACAATAGACCAGCATGGTTTTGCCGACAGGTACGGCAACGCCTGTACCACCAGAAGTCTTAACAGTAATGATCTGTGCGGTGTTATTGTCTACGATATAGAGTTTTGTGTTAGTTGGGCAAGTTACTGTACCCGCGCCTGTCAATGCAGTACCCGTGTCAGTCAATTCTAGAATAGCGCAACGAGATTCTGAGGTCGTGCCATCGGCAGTAGTTAACGTATGCGCGTTAGCTGTCCACGAATTAATTGTGGCTTTACCCGCAATAGCCTGCTCAACCATCTGCGTAATATTGTCGTTTACAACATCGCCCCAAGTACCGCTCAATTCCCCCTGAACGGGAAGAGCCAGTTTAAGGATCGTAGTATATTGCGTTGTCATGTTCTTACCCTCATGCGGCTATGTCTTGCCAGTTTGGATTCTGAGCTGTATTTATATTAACCCAATTTGGATTTTGTGCATCATTAATATCTTGCCAGTTCGGATTTTGACCGGGGACTATTTGACTCCATATGTGTACAGTCCCTACTTCACCTGTGGCTTCCACACCTGTAACAAATATGTTTACCCCAAGCCCTACAATTACATCGCCAATAGCGCCTGTGGCTTGAACACCACCTACCCCTATACTTGCAACTACATCACCAATAGCACCTGTGGCTTGGACACCTGTTACAGCGACATCGGCGGCTACACCTACACTACCTATTTCGCCTGTAGCTGCAACCCCTGTTAGTTGTACGCTACCACTTGTGGATACAGTACCAAGGGCACCTGTGGCTTCTAAGCCTGATGCTTGGACTGCGCTGCCTATAGCTACTGTACCAAGAGCGCCTGTAGCTTGAACTCCTGTTAACGCAACAGCAGCAGATATACCTATGTTGCCTACATTACCGGTCGCTTCTAAGCCTGATGCCTGAACTGCACTGCCTATAGACACCGCGCCAATAGCGCCTGTAGCTCCAACCCCTGTTACCGCGACAGTAGCAGATACACCTAAATTGCCTACTGCTCCCGTTGCTTGGACACCATCAACATTGACAATGATAAGGGGGGTTCCCCAAGAACCTTGCCCCCAACTGGCGCGTCCCCAGCCTTCGTATGTCGTAGAAGATGGCATCCTTTAGAGCCTAAGCAATCCTAATAATCGCGTCAGTCGCGTTGGCAGCAGGAAAAGTAATCTGGAAATCACCTGCGGAAGATCCTTTATCACTACCAAAATCAAGCACCGCAACGGCTGGAGTAGACCCACCAGCTTGGTAAATCAAAGCTCCACGCGCGGTAATTGTCGCCGTAGTCCACGTAGTCGTACCGAAGCTAAGAAACGCCGTAGTACCTGAAGTGGTAGGCGCGGTAGAGATATTCAGCGTATTTCCACCTGCCGTATACCCAGTACCCGATACTTCGCCACTCGTAGTATACGCAGTGGTAGCGGCATCCAAAGACGCGCTAGACGTATATAACGCGATCTTATAAGACTGCGCTGTGTCACTACTAAAATCCATTTCTCCGTCAAGTAATGCTTGCTTGAACGAAGTACACATTGCCTGTGTAATTGCCATGTTAAACTCCTTAAGTTACTGGAACCCGTAATTGTCCTGAACGGAATGCGTCTTCGCGCAGTTTGCCATCCCCAAGATTCTTGAGTAGGCCAAGAGCCTGTAAAAATAACCGCTCATACAGAGCTACAAGATCAGGTTCACCTTTCATAAACCGTATTGCTTCAACTAACGCACCATTCAATAATGCACTGTCAAACTCATCACCTAACCACGTAGTACCTGCGGTAACGATAGATTCAGGGTAATACCCATAATGCAGCTCTACCGAGTACCCACTATCCGGTGTTGGCCCAACAATAAACGCATCGTCGTTAAAGTAAGCGTAATGCACCGGTAAACCAGTAGAAGTGGCATTAGGGTATGCCTCACGAATAAAGTTAACGTCTTTGTTAATCAAGTACGAATAGTTACCACTGCCATCAATTACGGCTAACGAATACGACCATAAAAAATCAGCCGGTGTGTCTAGGTATTTATTATCTGTGGTCAACGAACCAGTAACGTTTTTACGTAACGCAGGTATCTGTACAGTATTGTATATCTTCTGTTCCGACTGTTCAGTGAACAAAGCGAGTTGGTCATCTGTAAAAGTTGTTTCACAAATGTCCTGAATGTCTGCTTTAAGCTGCGTGTAATTCATGGTTTAAGCCATCGGCCCTCGACACATGAAACCTTTAGTCGCAGCGCCAGCACCGCGCATCTTAACACCGGACGTTTTAACGTCTTTCATGCTTGGCTTGGGGCCATAAGACTTAACACCTTTGTCTTTATGTACTTTTACTTCATCCATGCCAAAAACGTTTTTAGGGTTATACATCGTACTACTCCTATGTAATCGTTATTGTAACTGTACCTACTGATCCAGTAGCCACTAAGTCGTTAGGGGTTAGACCAAACGGATCATTTCCGCCACCTACAGGGTTCCAACCCCACTGTATATCTCTACTACTATAAACTCCTGACGTACCTAAACTTCTATCTGGTCTAGGATTTCGTATTGCCTGTGGATCACTGACCGGAAACTCACCTAGTTTAAGCTGTGGTTGATCCGGATTCCAACATTCGGGGCACGCTTTTATCTGCGTATCTCTGCCCTTAACAATTAAACTTTTTAACTCTTTCAGTTTGTACTGGAACCCACACACATCGCACATGGCGATGGCTTTCTTATCAGAAGCAAACCGCGTACCCATTGTTAGATCCTACCTGCGCGAGGTACAAACCTGATCGGGGCTTTTTCTCTGTCTTCTCCTGCCGCAAGTTCAAACTGTTCTTCGTACGCTGCTTTAAGCATAGGTACTCTTTCCATAAACTCAGGAACTTTCATAGCAATATGGTAGGCCAGACCCGCTACTAAACACGGAAAAAACCTAAAATTCATGTCGGCTGTCTCGATACCGTTACCTGCGTCTTGTACACGCCGCATACGCCAATAAATTATCTTGTAACTCTCAACATTGTCCGGGACGGGCCATACAGTTACCGAGGGGACTTGTTCCCAGTACGCTGGTATAGCGGTACCACCCACGGTATGCGTCGCTGCTGTGGTGCCCTGCTGGCCTCTAAAGCAGTTCTGTAACACGTTACCGGTAATGTAACTGTAGTTAATAATCTCGTTCTCTAACTTGATAAACCCCGCAGGAGGTAGACCAGCCACCCCACTTAGCGTGATTGTCGTATCTGTGCTGGATGCGGTAGCAGCTAACGTAATACCTGTCGGGTAAGTTTGCCCGCTGTCCCTGTGCACGACGATTTGTATAGGACGAGCCTGTGTTATTTTGTTGGGTATTGACGAGTACGTACTGATACTAATCCGACTCAGTGTTAGGTCAGATTGCGTAGTTTGGTTGTTCGCACCCGTCCGAATAGAGTGCTCCAGTAGGTCAATGGTGTCGTCCGGTAAAGCGTACGTAGACTGTCCTTGCACAAGATCCAGTGATCCCTGCTCGATAGTCCACATATTAATGCCACGGTTTTGCCACTCAATCGTCATCAGATTCATAGAGCGACGTGCAGTCTGTAAGTCATACCCAGACCGTAGCTCCCGCCCAGCGCGTTCCCACGCCTCTTCAGCGATGTCTGTGAACGGCATATTAAATGCTGTTGTGCCTGATGTAGCCATTATTTTTTCCAGCCGTTTCTA